CTTGGGCTATGGAGCCCAAGATATATATTAAATATAATCTCTTAACCATAGCCTTTAAAAATTTTTTAGCTTTTTAACTTGTATTAATTAGTTTCTACCACCTCCTTCATCATAAAACGTATTCGTTACTCCCTTCTCATTTCTATTTATAACCTTAGCTGATTGCAGCTCTCTTTTTACCTTAGGGTTCTTTAACGAATTCTCACTTTTCTGGTATTTGTCCTCGATTTGCACTCTACCAGCAGCACCACCTTGACTACTTAATTCTATATCTTTACGAGAGATGTTGTCAACTATCACTTGTCTCGATAGCGTACATACTCTGAATCTAAATAATTCGTCGTACTCTTTATCCCATTTTACGGACTGTAAGCATAAAGATATAGTATCAATTTCTTCTTTATTCTCTGTGTCTTTATACTGGAACCTGATTTTTGACAATTTCCCTTCACTAATAACGGCTTCCTCTACGTTCAAATCTAGGAACTGCTCACTTTCCTCGTAAAGATTTCCCATGTCTACTCGTCGAATGTCAAGTATATCCAATTCATTACAAATTATGGAAAGCCTTGACATACACGCTACTATTCCTTCTTCCTTCGTTATCTTGTCCTTACCAATATTTCCTCCAACTACTCTCGTGTCTTCTACTTTTTCCACGTTAATCGTAGATTCAGTGTTAGGTATCACCATCGTGAAGAAGCCTGTATTCATAAGTCTGATAACTGGAATTAAGAAAGCGGGTATATGTACCTCCTTCAGTCTCAAATTGTAGATCGCTTCGTTCGCCGTTCTATATTTAGTTAGGTGCACTACCATTGCCATAGATAAGCGTGCGATGTCTTGTATGATTTCATCAAATTGGTCAACAGTGCTGCTTGACTGTGCTCCTACCATTCTACAAATGTTGTTCAGCGAACTAGCCTTAAAAGACAACGCTCTAGAGTGGAACTCGTTTGCAACTTTTTCTTTATATAGTTCAAAGCACAACGTGTGCCCAATCGTGGCTAAAATATGTTTCGGATCAATACTTGTTATTGCACCTTCAAACATTGGTGCGGGTTTCATTTTGAAAGCGTCTATAATCTTTAAAGTCATAGTGTATTTTGATTATATTTAATATGTCACGCTATTTAAAAAGCTTTCCACCCTTTTCTTAGAAAATAGGAAACAGGGAATATTGTCTTAGCAACCCTTCCCCTATTATCTATCAGAGTAAGACAAGGATCTTTACCCATAATAATATGTTGCCTCAAATGTATGTCGTGTTTGTAGAATTTGTAATATAGACTGTGATAATTACGTACTTGGAAAAGGAGCGAAAGGTATTTAGCTATTAGCCTACCTGGTCCGGGATAATTAACCCTTCTACCAGGAAATAACAGTTTAGCAACGAACCACTCCTCAGATTGATAAGGTGAACAGTACTTATCCCACTTAAATCCTAAAAACTCAACGTCTTGTCCATCCGAACATAGTAGGTCAGCATCAGCCCTAATTCTGAAATTAAACTGCCCCATTATGTTCTTAAGCTTAACGACCTCATCCTTCCCTTTTAACAGTATTAAGAAGTCATCCCCTTGAACTAAAACTTCGCCCTTGTCTGGAAGTCTTCCGTTTAAAACGAAGAATACAGTTTCTAGGCAGATTAGAATCACAAAGGTATTAAACATTGACGTTAACGCGGATCCAGACGTTGTCGACCCATTAGTAACCACCTTTTTCACCCCTGAATAAACGACTGGCGTATAACAAAAATAGTGAAGCAAACTCAAAATAAAGTTGGCATCTCTAACGCTGTCGTATAAATTGAGCGAAAATAAGGCGAATATGAAAGTAAATAGCGCAGGCACGCTCTTATCGCAACCAGAAATGTCTCCGCAAAAAATTTCCTTGTCAGTTTCTTTCGCCTTCATTCTCATGTATCTAACTGATTCCGAGACTTCTACCTTCCTGTAGCCGATAGTAATCCTGTCTGAATGCGACCTCTTGTATCCTTCCATAATCTCTTTAAAATACACTCCTTCCAAAGCACATATAAAATGCGGTATACCAAAAACTTGCCTTATTTTAGGAGTAGAAAAGTACATCCCATCCTTACGTTTAACAAGTTTATTGCTAACCCTATGAAATATGACTGTTGGGTGTTCATATAAAAAAGTTATCATGGAATTTAGGCTCGAGAGCGAACCAAATGTCTTCATTCTTTTTCTGCAGTCAAATTGTGATATTGTGCTTCCTTTTTTGGAAAATGTTGGATAGCACGCCGAAGTAGACGACGGTAATAATTCCATTGCCTCATCGTGGCTAATTTTTAGATTGCTCTTGTTCAAGCCATTGAACATGCGGAAGAACGTTTTCTTGATTACTATAAGGAAAGCTGGGTACACGCTACTAGATAGAACGACTTCTTTATTTCGTGCGTAGACCTTCAACTCAGACGAGTCAGCGTCCTTTATATCTTGTGATGTAACTGTATAATCCAGGATGATCTTATTTTTAAACCGTGGAAATACCTTGGTTACGACTCCGTAAATTCCTTTCTCAATTGAGGGAACAGAGAACTGTAATAACTTGTTTTTGAGCTTGTCACTTATGACAAAACTAAACTCTTCCTTTAAAGTACTGACTTCTTCTACTTTTCTTGTATAATCTTCGTTAGAATATATAATATTACTTATATCTCTTAATATCTGCGTATGGTGCACGTTTATCCCTCCCTGAGACTTGCTCAACCCCCTTGTTAGGGGGGTTAACCTCCTCCTATCATAAGTACCGCCGTGGTAAGTAGAGGATAGGAAAAACCTACGCGTAAAGAAATAAAGTCACAGTGACAGCCGGAGAGTCAAAACTGAGGGAATAAAACACTGATATCCAACTCTATTCATCACATAGCGAAAAGCAACAAATAATTATACTAGGTCTTTATTTTTAAAGAACGGGTTAGGAACTCCTAGTGGTCTATACTAAATGCAGCAATGAACCTCAAGAGGCGTAGGCTGGCAAGAGCAATGTCGACCGTTCGACAGAGGAGCTCAGGGAGGGAGTGGACAGTAATCAGTTTTAGACAAACTAAAAACCTTGGCTCAGGAAACCGTCCCCCAACGAAGTACGTATCTGTAAAAACAGACTTTATACAATCTCGAAA